GTCTCCTCCGTAACGTACAACAGCAGCAACATACCCGACCGCACGAGCTGGCAGCTGACTCCCGCGTACGGTATGGGTATGCCGTAACGAGAAGGGCCGTCCCAGTTAAGGAACGGCCCTTGCCATGATGTAGTACCGACTGAAGCTTAGTCTTCCTTGGCCAGCTTCGCAAAGTAGCTCAGAGTATCCTCTTCGCCTAGGCGATCGCCTTCCTTATCATCGCCCACCGCGGCGGCCGGGACTTCCCGAGCCTCAGGGGCAACAGCGGTCTTACGGACCGGAGCGACCGACGACTCATCGAGCGTGGTCTGTTCGGCGGTCGTCAGGACCTGACCGGACTCACCCAGAACCTCGACAAGCTTACGGGACAGTTCCGCGTAGGACTTGTAGTTCTTGGGATCCACGAACTCTTTAAGATCATGGAGCGAACCATAGATCTCTTCGAGCTTCTTCTCATCCCCACCAAGGAGAGGAGCAGCCGATGCGAACTCGGACTTATCGTAGTTACGATAGCCTTCAACGTTGCGGATCTTGATCTTGAAGTCGGAACCCTCCCAAAAATCAAAGGGGTTCACGGGCTTCTCATCTTGAAACGCGGGTTGCATGACGTCGACGATCTTATCAAAGATCTTCTTACCGAACTTGTATAAGAACGTCTTTCCGTCGTTGGAGGGGTTCGCGGGATCCGAGATCACCATCACGTTGGTGACGTAGTGAAGGCGACGCTTCTGAGTGCGCGCGACTTCCTTATCCTCTTCGCGTCCGGAGTTCCAGAGCTTGGAGTTCATCTCACCCACAGGATCGTTTTGACCGATCGATGTGAGAGAGTTCTCGATGTACCAGCGGCCCGTTGGACCCTTGAAGCCGTGGTCCCAGTAACGGACCCACGGGAGCTCTTCCCCAGCGCGAGCCGGAAGAAAGCGAATAACTGCGTAGCCGTTGCCGGCTTTATCGACGGTGGGAGCCCAGAAGCGATTATCTTCATATGACTTTTCCCCACCACCGATCTTTTCTGCCGCGGCCGTCAGTTTACTGATGGCGTTGGCACGATTCTTTTTTAGATCTGCGAATGACATGGTTTGTGTGCGTTGTATGTTGTATGTTGTATGTTGTATGTTGTGTGTTTGTATCCTAACTGCTCTATCCTATACCATACGTTCTAGTTTGTAAACCTCTTTAATACGATTTGACGGTATTTTTTTCGGTCCACTCGTAGGAACGGGCGGTACTTACGAACCTTGAGAAAGAAGTCAGGCCAGAAGATTGTCTCCGTGATCTGACTGTTCGCTCGGTCCATAAAGTCTGTGAGTATGTCGAGTATGACAACGGTCTCAAGAGAGACTGTCTGCTCGATCCAAAGTTTTGAGATGGGAAGGCTCTGACCTTGAGGCGATATGATGGCATCCATGCCCGTACCGTGGGACTCGCACCAGGATGCAAGCTTATCCACATCCTGCGTGAAGAGATACGTGAGAGATTCCATACGTTTCTTCCAGTCCACGTATGCCTCTTCGTACTCCGGTTTACCCTGCCATGTATAGACGTCGCCGAACTTGGTGAAGTTGGCCACAAAAAAATCAATGACCTGCTGCTTCTCTGGATACTGTTTGGCCAGTTTGGCAAAAAAGAACTTATCCTTCCGTGCAAAGAACGATTTCTGTCTGGCAGAAGTCTTGAAGTTATACTTCAGCGCGTCGTATGAATCCGTGGTGAAGTGTAGCTTACAAGCGTTATGTATAAGATAGACATCCCACGGCTGGATCATTTTTATTCTTGCGTATTAATTGCGACGTGCGTTGTCATTGAAATGACAGCATATTGCTCTTGGGAAGCAGATTGGCCGACATGGCCTCAGCTTCTATCTTGGCTTTGATCGTGGGTCCGATCAATTTGCCGATATCCAATGGATCGATCTGCCTTTCCTCACAGATGTGAAGAACAGCCTCCATGTAAGACATACGTTCTTCAGAGACCAGCTTTTCAACAAGCTGAGTCATGATCTGTTTGGTGAGGATATTATCTAGCATGTTTAAGATATTCTTATTCTATCACGTTTGTAAACCTTGTAAAGGACTAAGTGATGTCAGGGATGATAAAGTTTCGGGTGGCCCGTAGGTGATGTCCATCCATCGCGTCATCACTTGGCGATAGTCATCCGCAGACATATCACGAACAGCGGCCTGATGAATCAGCTGCTCACGGAGAACCTCTCTGGGGCTTGGCAACGACGGTATTTTCTTTTTCATAGTATTAAGATTGATCTGCCGGTGCTTTCTTGATGAAGTCCTTGAGCATCTGCGCAAAGGCATCGATGTTTTCGGCGTCGATGGCCCAGCGAGTAGTTTCAAGGATGATGTAGTGACCACCGCCCGCATCAGCGGACGATAGAGTTAGTTCTTGGCCCGCATCGATATCCTGGCAAGAGTCTGAATCCTGAGAATACGTTTCAGACCAATGACTGAGTTTTGCGTTTATATCGAGCATATTAAGAAGCTTGTTCGAAGATGCGAAGGAGCAGGATCTCGCTATTGAGACGGCCGTTGGGCTTTTTCTCCTTGGTGGTAAGGGCACCCCATGCCTTGTCGATCCGCTTGGCCGTCTCGTTCTGAACGATGGTGAGGAAGTCCTCGGGCTTGCGAAGAGTACGGCACCGGCAGAGGGACTCGTCGAGGTTCTTCAGCGAGGTACCCTTGATCTGAAGACCATTGGTCGACGTGGACACGTAGTCGTAGATCACCTTGTACTTGGTGTGATAGGCCAGCACTCGGTAGGCACCCACGATACGAATCGGATTGATTGAACTGATCTTGAGGGCCTCGTCGTGCTTCAGGTACTTGACGTTCTTGATCTGCTTTTCAGCCGACGGTAGCTTCTTGACGCGCGGAGCGCGTTCTGCCTTTTCCGAGTGTTTGAACTTACCCAGGTCAGCCAGCATCGTCTCGCACGCGTTGATTCGTTCTTTGAGCTGCTTCGCTGTGAGGTACCGATAGCCTTCGACCAGCTGCTCGTCGGTCTTGTCGACCGCGGCGGTGTACTCGGCCATCTGCTTGGAGATCCACTTCTCAACCTGAGCACCGGCGGCCGCCGGCAGGTCGTAGCCCTTCATCTTCTCAAAGATGGGAAGCACCTCGACTTCCTTGGCCGAGTCCATCCACTTATCAAGAAGAAGATCAAGATCCAGAATAATGGTGCCGAGCGTCTTCACACGAAGACGTTCCATGGGAGAAGGTCCGGCCGCGGCTACCTTGGTGGGATCGGCAGGCTCGTCGATCTTGCGGCCTTCATGGATGGCAGCAGCCAACCGGCCACGCACGAAGGACTCGTCCGAGCAGGCGGTACCGCCCACGCCCGGCATAGAGTCGTGGTAGGCCTGAGCCTCAGGGTGAAGCGGAGGCATGCCGCGGTTCATGCACTTGCAGAGACTGCCGGCTGTGATACCCACGGTGTAGTCGGGCGCACGCTTGACGGCACGAACGTCGTCCTTACTGTAACCATGCGACTCCATCCATTCGGTGGCGTACACCTTCATCTTGCTTGAGTCGGAATAGTAGTTGTAAAAATTAAGGGCGCGGTTGCGCTCGTGCATGAACTTCGTGACGGGCCAGTCCGCCCAGCCGTCCCAGATGGGCTCGGACCCCGTGTACCGAGCGTCGTAGGCGGTGATGCCTGCAGCCGAGCGAACACGCGGCTTCTTGACCTTCTTGCTGTTGCCCTGCTTGATGATGGATTGGATGCTCATGTTATTCGTTGGAGACAACCTTTTTGATTGAGTCGATGCGGAAGGAGCGCCAGCCGTTCTTCTCGGTGTCGAACACGCGCATCACGTCAAGGTTCTCCTTGCGGATCTTGGCGTCTGCGGGGTCCTTCGGCGCAGCCGCCGGGGGCTCATCGGGAAGAAGATCGCTTCGCAGCGTGCACACCATGACTCTCTCGGAGCCATCGGCCTTGGTGAAAGTGACAGTGGTGTACCCAGCATGGAGCATATCAAGAAGCCCCGCCCTCGTGTATTCAATTTTCATTTCAGTATTCATCATAAAGTTACTCTACCATGCTTTGCACAAAATGTACAATAAAAAAGCATCAGGTCTATTGAGCTCACTCTCGCAGTTTTAAGTATGTTGGCCGCCATGGAAGCGGCCGAAGATCAGCGAGTTGCTGCCTTGTATTGGAGAGAGCTCAATAGACCCGATGCTCAAGGTTTATTTATCGACTGGACACTTTAGACCAGTACTTTTCAAGGTTGTTTTGCTTTGAGTCGTTTCTGGGAGATTGGACTCGTTTCCATGAGGCCCCGCCGCCGTTCCAGATGAAGGAAAGCTGCTTGGCGGTGGCAGTATGGCCGGTGACCTGATTGATGTGGGCGTCGTAGTGGCTGAGCACGATGTAGGCCACCTCTCTGGCCTTACGAGCATCAAACATGTCCTCGTGGGTGTACACCTTATGGCTGATACGGTTGGCCTCACGAACCATCTCAGGATGAACCTGAAGGATGCCGTAGGCCTTTCCGGAGTCACCCACGAGGCCGGGACGGCCGTTGGATTCCACACGCACGAGCGATTCGATGAGGTTGGTACGGCCGGCGTCGTCCAGAGCTAGGGCAGACGTGGCAGTCAGAAGAGCCGCGATTGCGGCCATGGTGAGACGGTACTTCATTCTACGAGTGTATCCTGTAGGTTCTCAAGCAAGACCAGCTTGACGTCATCAAAGGAAAAACTGCTGCCGTTGTCCTCAACGGCGTTGTCCTCAACGGTCTCCATGATCTCCTCGCGGAGGAGCCGCTCGATGACCTCCCAGCGTGTCTCGGTCTTCTTGGTTGCTTTCTGTGTCTCGGTCTTCTTGGTTGCTTTCTTCATGGTACCATTCTAGCATAATATGGCTCAAAGTAAAACACTTTGAATTACCCAAAGCGTTGGTAGCCAACGGTCGATGAAAGTAATTTCATGCCGTTGGCAGCCAAGACCTTAGGAAAGTGGTGGACCGGACAGGATTTGAACCTGCAATCTTCTCCTTGCAAAGGAGATGCAATACCATTATGCTACCGGCCCAAAGTGGTAGTCTTGCTCGGAATCGAACCGAGGCTCGGCGCCAATCTAGCGCACACAGTTTATAAGGCTGTCGATGCTTCCAATTACATTACAAGACCAAAGAACTAAGAGGAAACTATCTTGGCTATCATCGCCTCGAACTCTTCAACCTTCTTTACTCGGTTGGGCCACTTGATGAAGTCCTTCTCGGGATTCTTCTTCAGGTTGGCCAACAGAGGTTTGATGGCTTCGTAGAGACGGTCGAGCTTGTCTTCCGCCGTCGCCGCCTGGCTGACGGAGTCGAGTTCATGCTCGGCCACCGCCGTGAAACCGAAATCAAATGCTTCTTTGGTCATGATCGTATTTATCCGATTGCTGGACGGCGTCCTCCACAACTTCGATGCGGCGTATGGGATAGACCCTGCATTCACGGAGTTCCAGTTCGTCCGGTTCAGTATCCGATCCAATCAGCATGAGGCCTCCGTTGGGAAGATCTTTTATAACAAGCATACCTCTACAGTATCACAGCAGAGTGACATTGTAAATAATCAAAGTTACTCTAAGATGCTGGTGTTACTTTGACTGGGACCTAAAGACAGTATCCCAACCCTCGCCGGGATCGTTCTTGCTCAGGTCCTCGATCCGCTCGATCATCATCGCGTAGTAGTCCGCCATGAACGGCATGTGGCTGGCCAGATCCCTGGCGCTGGCGGCCGCCGCGTTCCAATCCCGAGCACGGTAGGACTCCAGGAACCGGTTGTGGCTCTGCCAGTAGGTGTTGGTTCCTTTCTCAAAAACTGTGTAGATCCTCACTCCCTCCTTCTTACCCTTCACGGCGATGCAGTCCAGCTCCAGCGTGGGGTAGAGGTGCTTGACGTAATCATGCGTCTTGGGGCCGATGACCATCTTCACACCGTAGGGCTTGGACTGACCCTCGAGACGACTGGCCAGATTGACCGAGTCACCCAGGCAGGTGTAGTCGAACCGTTGGGATGATCCCATGTTGCCTACGACCACGGTGCCGGTGTTGATACCCAGACCCATACCGAAGGCAGGAACTCCCTCTCTGGTCACCTCGTCGTTGAACGCCTTGAGACTGCCCAGCATCACCAGGCCCGTCTCCACGGCGTGAAGCGCGTGTTTCTCGTCGTCGAGAGGCGCGTTCCAGAAAGCCATCTGCGCGTCGCCGATGTACTTGTCCAGAGTTCCCTGGCTGTCCAGGATGGCCTGCGTCATGGCCGTCATGTAGCGATTCATGATCTTGGTGAGGCCCTGCACGTCGGCGCCGTAGTGCTCCGAGATGGCGGTGAAACCACGAACATCCGTGAACATGATGGACAGCTCTCGGCTGTCTCCGCCAAGCCTGAGCAGTTCAGGGTTCTTCTGAAGCTTATCCACCATGGCTGGTGAGAGGTAGGTCCCGAACTGCTTCTTGATCTGCTGCTTCTGCTTGAACTCGGAGACGAAGCGCATGAAGATGGCTGCCGACCATGTAAGAAATGCTGCGGCTGTTGGCCAGGTGTAATCCGCCAGGTATCCCTTATTAAAGAGATCAAATCCGGCGAAGTAGGGACAAGTGAAGATCAGTACAACCAGCATACCACTGAACCAGTACGGCGCCCAGACGGCGGCACACACCGCGATCAATCCCATGCCCAGACCCACACCCAACTCATAGAGATCAAACTCAGCGGGTCGTTCAAGGCGTGCAGAATCGATCAGCATCTGCAGCGACTGCATGCTCACCTCGTGACCATACTTGATTCCAACCGGAGTGGCCACCGTGTTGGCCAGACCCTCGGCGGTCAAAGCAAAGACAACGACCTTTCCCTTCATCTCCGGCCACTTGTCCGATGCGAAGGAAACGGTCTCAAAGGTATACTTGAAATTGATCCAGACACGAGCGTTGGCATCCGTCTTGATCGGAGGGAAACCAGGCACTCTTACCGCCTCAACGCCCGCCTGAGACAGCTTGGCCTGATAGGATTGTTCTCCGCCAAAGAGCCGAAGCACCTCGAGCGGCAACGTGGGATAGAGCTCCTTCTTGACCGATACGATCAAAGGCAGGCGTCGAACAACTCCGTCGAGCTCGGGTGCGGTTAACAGCATACCCACTCCTGCCGAGTTGTCTCCGATGTCCTTGGTGGGTCCTATGGCGGCGGGATACGCAAAGACCCAATCGGTGATGCCTTCCCCGATCGTGGCCACGCCTCGAGGTACCGGCGATCCCTTACCCTTCAGCGATGCCGATTGGCTGGTGACCACAGGATGCTCCGAAAGAACTTTGACGAAGTCGGCATCGCCGCCCAGCCGATCATTCTCGGCGTAGATGATGGGCAGCGCCACCACCGATGCCTCAGAATCAAAGGCTCGTTTGATCCCGTCGGCCAATACCGTACGCTTCCATGGCCACTGACCGTACTTCTCCAGAGAACGCTCATCGATCTCGACGACCACGATGTTGTCTGCTTTAAGAGTCTTCTGCTTTCGCTGGTAGTAATCAAGACCCTTCAAGCGAGCCGTCTCGATAAAGAAAGGATCCTCCACACGCAGGGCCATCATCGCCGCCAGAACGCCAAGTCCCACAAGCAGTATTAGAAGCTTAAGTTTCATTTCTGAATGATTGTAATTGTTACACCCACGCCGGTTCCGTTCTTTGCGGTCACCGATCCACCGGCGTAGTCGTATTTAAGGGTTGCTCCCGTGGCCTGAGGCACGGTTACTCGGATCGTATTACCGCTGATGGTGTTTGTGACACGAGATACCGGACCGTCATCGATGAAGACAAATTTTGCATTATCGATGATTTGAATGATGTGTTCTTGAGCCGCCTGTGACATCTGACCTCTATCCGATATCTGTTGGCTATCACCCTTTTGAGCCGAACTCTGAGGCGCGTCCAATGGCTTTGGTCCGTCCAGCATCAGGTCGTTACCGATCCTTCCTTCGTCGATGTTAAAGATCACGGGAGGAGTGGGTGCCGCCATCGAGCTGACCACGAACGTTCCCTGGAAAGCCTTGTCCATGGTTACCGTTCCTCCCATCGTGGAAACATCGATCATTCCCACCACCTTCTCCTTGTTGGGAAGCAGAATGATCAAGCTTCGACCCAGTTCATCCACGGTCATTGAGAAGTCCGTCCCGCGAACCGCCACCGACGCCGTGGGCGTCTGTACATTGACGTTGTCTCTGTTGTTGTGTGCGATCCTTCCCGAGGCATAGCGTACCGTCCCAAGAACCGCCTTTAGTCCGATCTTACCCTTGCCGGTCGCGGGATCATAGACGAAGGAATCGATCTTGAGCTTGCTGTGCTCGGTGACGCTCACCTTGGTATCATCATTAAATAGAATGCCGGTGCGACTCTGTAGAGTCTCCACGGTATCCATCATCTCGATGCCGGTATCAACGGCGCCTACGATTCGTGAGTCCGACCGAGTTATCTGAGTCGGACCGGTAAGCGATACTATCTTACCAGCGGTGGCCTTCATTGTCACCGTAATCATGACAAAGAGAATGAAGGCGCGCCACATACTTTATTACGGTCCGCCGGGTCCCTGAGTGACAGTAACGGTATTCGAAGAACCGGTAAGGTTCATGACGGCCGTCTGCTTTGCTGTACCGGACTGAGTGATGGAGACGTTATTGGATGATCCGCTAACAGTAACGATCTGAGAATGACCGTCGGCACCCGCAACAGTTCCGCTCTGCTTGGCCAGAAAAATATTGGAATTACCCTGAACAGTATAGTCCAGATTGTTGTATGCTCCGCCGGCGACCCCGATGAGAAACGAGTTGGAATTACCCGTTACATCGAAGTTGAACGTTCCGTTGCCGGTGGTGGCCGCGGTTGTTCCGCTGCTGGTACCATCAGAATTGAACGTCATGGTGTTGCTGTTGCCCGTATTCACAGTACTGAACTGATTGTTCGCTCCTGTGAGATAGAGCTTTTGAACATTGGCATCACCGGTGTTCCAGAGTTTGAATTGAAACGTATCACCTGTTAGAGCGAAGTCGATATGATTGCCGTTGCCGATTTGTTTGATATCGAACGTACCGGAGTCTCCGGTGATGGTCGAGGGAGTACCAGAGGAACCGATACGATTCGTGCCTCCCGATTGGGTGATGGTGGTAGTGCCTGATGTACTGATCTGATCAAGGTAGATGGCGTTCTGTCCGAACGCGGTCGTGGCAAAACCAAGGAGAATAACAAAGAGTAGTGTGCTGTTCTTCATGTGATTTTATTATGGGGTTTGGGGTTGGGCGATTTGAATTTCCAGTAGCCTTTAAGCTCGCCCTGTTTGATTATCTCAATCACTGCCGCATCGATGGCGGCTCTGAGTGCAAGGTTGACCGGTTCGTTACCGGCCAATCCTGCCTCAATCTCTCCATATTTTGTTCCATCAGAGACGAATGCGAGAGCATTGCCAGAGATGGAAGCACTGAAAACTGTTTTGGTGGTGGCCACGCTAAGGAGTACTTCCCCTGTATTTGTACTGACCAGCCTGAGTGAAACTGTGATGACGTCCTTACGGTACTGCGCGGTGGCTCCGATGCCCATGACGCTGGCGCCGTAGCCGCCCGTCATTATGTTTGTATCGTATGCGATGACGCCGCCTTCCGCGAGGATTCCTGCGAACAGCATGGGCTTGAGTCCGCCCTGGCCCTTGGGATCGAACTCCTCGTGAGCCTGGCGATACATCTGACGTTCTTTGATCAGATCATCGAGAGAGGTACGTTCCAGCACCTTGAACCAGGTGCCATTTCCAGCCAACTGAAGCGACTCGATCAACCATGATTCGGCGCCCTGCGTCACCGCGGATGAGAACATCGCGATGTTGTCCGAACTCTTGCGTTGACCGGTCTTATCGGCGAACCCATAAACCGCCACGGTCATGGTGGGTCCGGCGATCTCCGGAATTGCTCGGAGCTGTTTCGCCAGAGGGCTTTGCTGCACTGTGGGCGCTTCAGCGATCCTGGAGGTGGTCAGTACTCGCGTTGTGGCGCAGCCAGAAAGCAGTGTCAGTAAAAGAATCAGAGTCAGCTTCTTCAAGGACCACCTCCACCAGCGATAATAAGAGTTCCCACAGGAATCTTCAGTGTTGTCGTGGTGTTGGTTGACGCATCATAAATGCTGAGAGTGGCAACGCCGAGGGCCACGGTCCAGTTTACATAGGCTCCGTCGGGAAGTGTGAACGTACCGAACGTGGCGCCTGTCTGAAAGAGCTGATTGGTGACCTGCGCGGCGATCTGAGAATACACGCGCGCCTGCAGATTCGCAATGAATTGATTGATGGGCGTGTTGGAGGCGTTGGCCTTATCCGTTGCGACCGCAGCGGCTGCCTTATCCTTGATGGTCTGTTTACGATTAAACGACAGCGTCTCCAAGGTTAATTCATGGGATGAGTATCCTATCCCAGTAAAGGCTGGAGATTTGAAACTCTGGACAACCTCAGTTGCTTGCAGGAGGCTGCTGAATAGGAGTAGGAGTAGGATTGGGA